CTTGTGGTTCAAATTTTGGTTTTTTAATATAAGACAAATACTGTTCAGAATTGAATGGATAGATTTTTGTTCTATATGGTTCCGCCAAATATGAATATAAATTACTATTTAAGTTTTTATAAAGATTTCCCGATTCACCACTTTTTTTAGATGTTGTATATTCTTCTATTTGAAATGGTTTTGCCAATAATTGGTTAACATATTCTACTGTTGGTAATTGGTCTTGTACATATGGATATCTTTCAAATGGTGAAAACGATAAAAGGTATTGTTCCATTTTCTCTTTACTATCTATCGTATTTAAGATATCTATAATATCATAATCTTCTTTTAATAGTTTCTCTAAATTGGAAAAATCAATTAACGCTAATTCTTTTATTGATGCGTTATTGAAAGTGTCAATAGCCATCGTATATCTAGACCTTTCATATATTTCATATATAAGAGAAGAAATAGATTTATTTGAGTATGGAACATTTGGTGTTAAACTTAATAACGTTGATATGTTATTGAAATTTTGTTCTTGTGAATTTTCTTCAAAAATGTAACTAATATTACCAACATTACCTTCTTTTTGTGCTAACGAATCTAATCTTTTAGTTGCAACTCCGTGATAGTTTTCAAGGAAATCTATTTCAGGCCAAAGTGATCTATTAAAAGTTTGTAATTTTTGTTGTAATTCAGGGTCTCCCGGATACGCTAAAACTTTTTGTTTACTTGGTGTTTGTTTTTTAATTTCAGGCCATGGATAAATTTGTCCGTCTTTTGACTCATCCTCCAAATTACCTATTATTTTTTTTCTTCTTTCCGCAACTTCAAATGCTCTATTATGAACATCTTTCATTAATCTAATGTAAACATCTGCATTTGCAAGAATAACACCTATAATATTTCTTATTGTAGGTTCAAAACCAATTCCACCCTTTGTTGGGTCTTTAATAACTTCATTAATTTTTTGTTCAACCTTAGCCTCTAACTTGTCTCTTTGTGCTACAAATGATTTTTGTATGTTGAATATGTCCGTTAAAATTGCATTTAAGTTTACAATTATTTTACCTTCGTGAGGTGCAAAACCATTACAGTACTCACCAACTTTTTTAATTTGATTAATAAAAGAAAACGTTTCTTTTTTGAAATCTGCTCCTGTATCGTTAATGTATTTTTGAGCAAACAACTGTGTTTTTAATAGTTCTTTTGGGTATTCTATTAATATTTTTTCTAACGTTCCAGCTTTATCTGGATTTATTAATTTAGTTGTACTTGTTTTTTCCTGTCCTGAAAGATAACTATATGTAACTCCTGTGACTCCATTTATTTCAAATGTATTTTTTTCCAAGTTAATTGATCCCCAAGTTCTAACTGCAGTTTCAAAATCTTGTACTGTTTTTTCAAATTCCTTTAAACCAGCAAATATTTTATAATCAACTACTTGGTTGAATATTTCCTTTTCTAATATTTTATCTAAACTTCTCGCAACCGTAATAACTTCTCTTAGTGTTTTCGTTGGGAAGTTTTTAGGTAATAATCCCTTTGCTATATATTCATCATATACCGACCTCAACATTGTATAACCTCTTGAAGATTTTGAAACCTTCTTCTCGTATCTACCCGTTTTTTCGTTAAAAGATGTGTTTGTTTCTTTTTCAATTGCATACATATACGGAGCATTTAATATACCCGTTAATGGTATGTCGTTTAGATATGCATATGTTGAACCAACAAATGTGGTTGAAACTTCAAAATTACCATTCGATTCGTTGTATCTTGTGTTAAATTTAACTAAATGTAAACGATATCTAATTGCTTTACCATAATACCCCTTTACTGTTAAGTAAAATATAGGCCACGGCATGTGAAAAAATGCATTATACGGTGAATTCTCAGGAGACTCAAATAAAGTCTTACCTCTAACATCAATAAAGTTTATGTTAATTTGTGGTATGAAATTAGCTCCCTTAATATTGATGTTAATACTATCAATACCAAAAGATTGTGCTGTTCCATCATAACCTTTATTTTCAACACCTTTATAAATTTGGTTACCGTTAGAATCTTTTTCAGTAATGATATTGTCACTACCATTATACGCCTCAGTCCATGATGTATCGTAATCTCCTGTTTTTGGTTTTAGAATGTTAAGTGTTCCTTTTGCAACAGAGACCAATGTGGTTTTATTACCTGAATCAACTAATGTGGTTCTTGGAATTAAATCAGCCTCTAAATTAACATACATCACTAAGTTTTCTTGTTTAACCCCTCTTTCTTCAACAACGCCATTATTCACAACGCTATTTGGGTCGATGTATATTAAATTGTTTTGGTCAACTTTGACTAAAATATCTTCACCACTGTTTAATTTATTGTTCGCCATAATATAACTTGTACAATTCTACAGCACTTTTATAATCTTGTAAAGTGCTAATCAGAGGAAATGGTATTCTAATAAAAGAATTATCAGGGATTTCAAATTCCACACTACCAAGTAATGGATTTGCTTGTAATATAATCCAACCAAATAATGGTGAATTATAATACTCTTGTGATATTTTATCTAATCTATCTTTACCCCTTTTATATTGCATATACTTATCACTTCCTTTTATAGGAATTTCAATGCCAGGGACAATTCTAAATTTACCGTCCGCTAAAAAATATTGGTACCTGTCAAAATAGTCCCTACTCATGGTTTATAAAAGTTTAGTTTTTCACCAATTTTATTTTTTGTATTTAATATTTTCTTCAAATCTGTTTTTGCTTCCGTGGTTAACTCTCCCGTTACTACCTCAAATTCAATTTCTTTATCATTTTTCTTAACAGGAAATTTATCTAATTTAAACTTCTTCTCTGTTGGTTTTGTAATAAAATTATCAAATTTCTTTTCTAATTTTGTTTTTATTTTATCTGTAAAGTTTACTGTATCAACATTGTATAAATCTATAATACCTTTCTTTTCATCTTTAAGTAACACGGATAACATATCATTCATATCTTGTGGTGATAATGATGAATAATCTAATGTAGTTGTAAAATCTTCTGTAAAATATTGGAAGTTATTTTTAATATATGTTATGACACTTGAATAGTTTGAATAAAAACCTTCATTTGTAAATCCTACACTAAAGGTAACTCCACTATAAATTTCCTTTTCTATTTTACCATCTCTTTCGTATTTTGTAATAAAATTAACATTGTCTAATGCCTCAATCACCTCTTTTCTAACATCTTCCACTTTTTTCATTTCCTTAAAATCACTAATCTTTTGTATCTTATCTGAAATTAATTTTTTAACATATGGTTTTAATAAATCATTTGAATTAGATACTAATGATGATGGTAATACATCTGAAAATCCTAAAACACTACTTAAATCCGCGGTATTAGAAACATAATTAACTAAAGAATCACTTAATCTTATTTTTAATTTATTTAAGTCAAGAGAAGGTTTATATTCTCCCAATAGTTTTATGTCTTCTGTGGATGTTGTATTGGTATTAACAGTATATCCTGTTATTGCTCTAAAATTCTGTGATAAAAACATTTGACCTATTTTGGGACCAAAATTCTTTAAAACTTCATTATATGCAGTTTGGTATGTATTAAAGTAATTTCCAACACTACTATAAACCATATCAATAGTGTTAGTATATTTCATCTTATCACCATTAGGGGTTCCAATATATGTTCCTTCAACTGTTTTATTTGCATTAGCCGAATCATTTTTACCTTCTAACGCAAAACCGTTTCTTTTTTGTAATTCTTCTAAAAAATCTTTTGTGAATTTTTCAGCGTCTTTTCCGTCTATTTTAGTTGTTGTAGAAATTGCTCTTTCATCATACATTTCCGTATTAGCGAAAAAGTTTGATGATAATGCATTTTGTAATCTCTCAACAGGTTTTTCTAAACCTTGTCCTCCAATAAATGAAACTTGTAAACTTACATTAGCAATCATTGGTTGTACACCAATTCCTTCTGGATTTAAATCCCAAGTACTATCTTCATATGTAATTCCAACATCTCTAATAATAACTTTAGAATGGTAAAAATCACCAATTCTTAAAACACAAATAGGTGGTGGACCAAATGAAGTGTTTCTCGCTCCCACATCTAATGGGTCTGAGACTCCTTTAATTGGAATCGTATCTCCAGGTCTTACACATTGTAATAAGAATGTTAATCTACTATTTAAACCTTCAGGTGTTGTTGAGTGAAAACCTGGATGAAAATATCTTAATTTTTCTTTTAATGAGGTAAACGCAACTGGTGAATCTTCTTCTAACTTTTTAAAGTAATGGCACTCCGATAATGTTTTCATGATGATTCTTTTCATCACGTCTATGGTTGGTTTTCTATTTGGTACAACCGTTGTACCATCTTGTTCAATTTTTGTTATAGGAACTGGTATATTTGGTACAACTATTTCCTGTGGTTGTTCTGGTTTTTTCTTATATTCAAATTTAACTCTAGCTTGTCTACAATAAAATGCAATAGGTGCGGTTTTCTTTAAACCCTTTGTAGTTGTTATTACTTGATTACAATTTAGATTTTCCTTTCCTCCATTATTTTTTATTGTAGAATCTTCACCATTAGTACTAAAAATAAATTTAATTTTACCATCACCCTCGTAACCAAAGTCTTTAAATGTAAATTCTTTAGTTAGTTGTCCTGTACCTGTTTTTTCAAATTTCTTTAATGTATCAATAGTAAACCAATTTTTTGTTAAATCAGGTTTAGTTCCATTATTAGAGATTGAATCGAATATATCTTTAAAAATTGCATACCCTCTTCTAACACCTAAATAAAAGTTATAGGTATTATCTGCAACTTCTGATGTTGATGTTGATACTGAAAAAGTAACTTCTTGTACTGTTTTACCTGATATGTCGTTTTTTAATGCAGTTATTTTAGTGTTATATTCAGTATATCCACTTTGTAATTCATTAAATGCAACATTTATTTTATCCGATTCTTTCGTCTTTAAAGTTGCAACATCAATCGTTCCTCCGTTAGTTGGGTCTTCTTTACCAAAAATAACTGTTAAATCTTTTTTGCCTGCAGTTGTACCTGATATTGCAAATAATTCATCTAAATCATCACTTAATCCATTTATATGACCATTTTTATTAACTAGATATTGGTCATAATATAATTTATAATTCTTAGTTGTTATATTTTTTACACCATTTTCAATTAAAGGATAATCGTTTTCAAAATAAAATCTTTTATCAAATTGTATCGTTGTGTCTTTACCTCCATTTTGTCCTTTGTCAGGTTTTTCAAATGTAACCGGTGTTGTAGTATATTTGTATTTTTTAATTTCTTGTGGTGGTTTGGAAGAATTTAAATATAGTTTTATTAGGTTAATATCGTCACTATCTAAAGTTGTATAGGTTTGTATTAAACTATAAAAATCAATTTCTTCACATCCCGCAAAAAATGCATTTATGTAGTTATCTGCCTCTTCATCTGACATTCCTTTAAAGTGTTCTCTAACTAATAAATTTAAAATACTTGGGTGGTCAACAACAACTTTAAAAGATATTGTACCGCTTCTTGATGTATTTTGATAAGTGTAAATTGGTTCAGGTCTTCCTAAAAAAGAATTCTCTTCCCATCTTGCACTATTCTGTTCGTTCATTTTTAAATCATATGGTGGGAACCACATAACACGACCTCCGTTATTTCCTCTTTCACAAGCCGGTAAATCGGTAACTTTAAAACCATCTCTATTAGATGTTTTCCATGCTAAATTCTCAATTGAGAACATATACTTTTTAGCATAAAAACCTCCTCCATATGGATACTTGTCAACTATATTTGTCGAACCTTCAAAAGATTTATTACCATTAGACATTGGTGCGTAATTTAAATTCCAAGGTGTACTACCACCTCCCATTACACTACCATCAAATTTTCTTACGTTACCTGTTCTTTTCATGGTATCGGAATAGTGCATATATGACCTATCCTTTGTCCATACTCTACAATATTCAACACCACTTTCTTCACCTGAAAATTTATTTGTGTATTTGATTGCAGAACCTTTTGATATTCTTAAATCACCTTCTCCAAATACTCTACTCGTTTGGTCGATTACATTTCCAACGTGTGAAATTGCACCACCATCAGATGGCATTGAATTTAAAATCTCCTGTGTACTTCCTAATATAGAATCTTCTCTAAAATTAAATGCTGTAGATTTTGAATCGTCAAATGTTGATGATTCATTTCCCCATTCTTTATTACCTGAACCTAATTTATTTTTAGAGTTTCTACTAATCCATGTAAGATTACCAGTGATTTTACCCCCCTCAGTAATGTTTTTACTTCTGTGAAATAATTCAGCTGAAACTCTATCAAACATTATTGAAAGATAATATGGACTTCTAACGGGTCTATCGTTAAAATCACCCATTGCATATTTTACATCTTCTCCTCTATCATCACCAATGTATGCCCTTCCTGCTGGTGCCTCAACACCTAAAATATTTTTTACACCTTGTGCGGCCTTATCAATAAAACTGAATAGTTTTGAAGTGTTTTGTGATCTTGCGGTTGTTGTGTAATTTGGTGCGTATTTGTTAAATGTTAACGTGTCATATAATCTATTTTTTTGACCGTCACCCATATATTCAATTAATAAGTCCGAAGGTTTTCTTGATAACCTTGGTCTTCTTTTTATACCAATTAATGAACCTAATACACCTGTAACATCTTGAAATAATTTACCAATTTCAGTTCTTGCTTGTGGTCTTACATTTACAGGATTTGCAGGATTCGATAAATAATCGCCAGGTATTTCGCTAAATGGTAATTGTGTTCCTGAAATGGTTTGTAAAAAATCAATTGCCTTACCCGGTAAAGTTCTTGCTACTGTAATTTTATTATTAGGGTCAACCAATGGTTCTCTACCTGTAACTATGTTAAACGCAGTTGCGGTATTACCATTAAGAGCATCTAATAATCTTAATCTACCATTTGTTGCGGTATCAATATTTCTTGATATTCTTGAAAGAACAGGTCCATCGGGATTATTTTTAATATTATTAGCCGCAAATTTAAATAATTCAGATTCACTATCGTATGATGATGAACCCATGATACCAACTAAATTATATGTTGGGGTATTTGTTGGGAAATAAGGATAAAGATTTATACCATTACTTCTTCTTTGTATTAATACCGTATTTAAATCTTCAACAATTAAATAACTGTCAGATGGTTGGTTAACATTTAAATTAGATATATTATCGACTTGTGTTTTTCTACTTGTAGAATCGTTTAATACGACATCTCCAGCGTCTTTATTAGACATATCACTTAACTTATCAACTGAAAATGATGTATTACTAAAAGTCTGTGGACCATTAGGTACATTAAGTGTTTTACCTAATATATAATCTCTGAATTTTTTAGTCGAATTAAAGTCTAAGTAACTTGGCATTATATTTTATAATAAATAGATTTATTTAGTTTTTGGTGGTACTGTATATTCATCATTACCTGTGTTTATAAAATCGTCTTTTATACTTGAATCTTTTATAATTTGTCTTGACCACCCATCGACCAAAGCCTCACTAGCTTTAACAACATATTCATTTCTAATTGTTGTTGTGGTATTTGCAGCAGTTTGTTTAGCCTCCGCAGCTTTCTTTTCTGCCTCCGCAACATTCATTGCATTTGTTTGTGTTGTAGCAGTACCTTGAGTTTTTGGTTTTTCACCTTTAAGTTCGCTAATGTAATTACCAACCAACTTATTAAAGTTATCACTCATTTGAACCGTACCCTTTGAGACATTATCTGCAGTTTCTTTGACGAATTTCTGAGCATCTTCCCCCGTTAAACCCGCAGCTTCGGCCGCAGATTTAGCCATATTAACTACACGACCTCTTGTTGTTGCAGCCATGAATCCAATATCTCTTTCTATGTTTTCCATAGCGCTTAACTGTCCTCTTGCGATATCTTCTGTAGACATTTTTTCAAACGCCTCTTGATTTGCTAATAATGTAGTTTTTTGTGCATTTGTTAAATCTTCTAAAATAACTTCTGTTTGTCCACCTAATTCACTCATTAAAGATTTAGGAACTTCAATAACCATTTTACCATCTTTCATTTGTGATAAGTTAGTTAAGAATTCTTTTTCTTTATCTTCCATTACCAAACCACTTGTCATTAAAGCACTTGCCGCCGCTGACCTTTCAGATGCTGCAATTGCTCCTTTTGCCAATTCTTGATAGGATATACCTAATTCACTTGCCATTGCTTTAGCCTTTCTTAGGTTAACACCTGTTATTTCAAATCTACCTTGTTCTTGGTTATATGTGGTTAATGAGCCGGCAGCACCGATTAATGCGTCTTGTAATCCTTCCACATTATTGGTTGCCATGTACATTAATTTTATTGGGTCACCAAAGTCACCCATAGCACCTCCTAATACCGATAAATTTGCACTTAATTCTAACGCACCTTCAGGACTAAACACTTTATCCGCAACTTGATAAACGGAATCCATACTTATTCTAAATTCATTGGCCTTTTGAACCATTCTATTTAATCCTTGTACACCATTTGCAAATCCAAATTCATTTAATTTTCCTAAATTATCTCTTAAATCTTGTGTTGTTTTTTTACTATTCAAACCTAAAGATAATGAAGATTTACCAGCAGTATCAATAGCCTTGGTTGCATCCGAAGCACCTAAACCGACTTTTTCAAATTGACCAAATACTCTACCCATTTCACTTAAATCTCCAACAAAAGACCTTGCGGTTGCAGCCGCTTGACCTATCGTTTCTTTTGATATGAGATTAAATCTACCCGATTCCGACATCATATTTGTCATCATATCGGTTAGTTGTTGCATACCGTATCCTAATCTAAGTGTTGATGGATACGCATCTATTATTTCTTCTCTTAAACCTTTTGAAAGCTCTCCTTGTATACCAACCTTTTCGTTGATATCAGTTCTTAATTGTGCTTCTTGTTTTAATTGAGTTGCTATTCCACCAGCAGCTTCTTCAACCAATCTACTAGCCATTCCCATTAGTCCTCCGGTTACCTGTCCTTTTTTATTAATAATATCTAACATATTACTAATTCTAAACATTTCACCTTCGGCGTATTGTGATGATTGTGTTTTTTGTGTGTCTATTGTTCCTCTTACAAAATCAACAGCCTTATTTCCAAAATTTTGTTTGGGTATATCCGGTGTATTTGTTGTACCTAATTTTTCATTATATAACTTCCATGTACCTGCTAATGATGCCCCATCGGAGCTGTCTCCCTTATACGCTTTACCAAATTCTTTTTGATACGCATCGGCAAACGCAATTTTGAAAGCGCTTTCATTTGTAATTCCACTAGGTATTCTGCTTAACAATCCCATATCATATAAATAGATGTTTAATTATTTCCATTTTCTAATGATATTAAATATTGTATATAATAACGTCTGATATAGACGGGCATAGAAAGGATATCTCCATATGAGAATCCTCTTTTAACTAAAAATAAAATCTCGTCTAACTGTCCCTTTTTATAATCCGTAGAAAGGACGAAAAAACTCAACCCCGAATCCAATTTCAACTTGGATTGTGTCTCCTGACGGGGTGATTGCTGTTTGGGTTAAATCTAACCCTGGTTTATTTTCGTTGATAAATTTTCTAAAATCTTGTGAATCCTTAATCGGCATGTTTTCAATAAAGTTTCTAATATTCATCAAATCTTTATTACCCGCAACCGATTTAATCATCATCTCAAGTTGTTTAGTAATAATTGGAGCCACTCCGTTACCGTTCCAACTATCTCTAATTGCATCTATTTCCTTTTCTTGTTTCTTATTTAAAAAATTAAATGTGATATCTAATTTTGATTTTTCCATGAAATAAGAATATTCACCATTTGAATCTGCAACTAATTTAAAATCTTTTGTTTTTACTGTTGATAAATCTAATTCAAAATCAAACTGTTCTCCCGTTTTTGGATCTGTTGATGTAACTTTATAATCACTACCAAATGAAGTATTTCTTAAGAATATTAAAATTGCTTGTCTATCCTCCTCAACCAAATCATCGATAGGTAAATCTTTATCTAAAATTTTTCTTTTTAGTAATTCATCAACAACTTTGTTGGTTGCAATTAAACTTGGGGATGATAATATGTTTTCATCGGCAGCGGTTAAGTATGCAATTCTTACCGATTTTTTGTTATTTGTATAATGAATACCTCTGCTTGGTAATTCAACTACGTCATAAGCAATGTTGGGGTCAATTCTAAATTCTTCCATAGTACAATTTAAACTATAAGTAGATTAAAGTAAAGTTTTTGCATAAAAAAACCGATAACCCATTAGACAGATTTACTAATTTGATTATCGGTTTTAATATTAAATAGAAACTATTAGTATACTTGGATACAACGGTCCATTCTCAAGTTACAAGTAATTTGAGCTAAAGCATCATTGTTGTAATCTAAATCACCAAAGTTTAAACTTGTTAAGAAACAACCTTGGATAATCCACTTTTCAACAACAACTCCCGTTGGGTCAAGCATTTCAAGTTCAATGTCTTTTTTGTATCCAGCAGCATATCCCATTCTACCTGTTACTGATTCTGCGTGTAAACGGAACCATTCCATTAATGCTTGAGAAGCTGAAGGACCAATCGGGTCCTTAAAAGTAACACTCATTTCTTCCCAAGTGAATCTACCAGCAACATAAGTTGAAGTATTCAAAAAAGGAATCTCTGTTGAGTTAATTTTAGCTGAAGGTCTTTTTGTTGAAGATACATACCATTCATTAATTCCCAAAGATGAAGGGAATCTAAGAATAAATCTGTTCTGTCTTTTCGGTTCGTAAGGAACCGGCATTTTCATTAGTAAATCTGCCATTTTGTATTTGTTAAATTTTTTGTTATTTTATACTTCTTATAAATATATGTTATTTGGAAATAAATTTATTTTCGGTTAAGTACTTGATTATGTCAATTATTTTTCGTAGTTTTTTACAAATCCTCCAGTATTCTAGTTCCAGTAATAAATAATATATCTAGTTTTTAATAATTTATTCAATATTAAATAAATACTAGTATAACCGGTTCTAGATTATACTAGTATATACTGGATGCAGTAAAACAATTTAATCATTATATAAAAGGTTCCACGTGGAACGTTCCACAAATAAAGAAGGAGGTCCCAAAGACCCCCTTCCTATTTTTATATCTCCTTTTAGATTAGATATTTTCAAATGAAGCTCCTGTTGGAGTGATTACAAATTCAACATCAATAAATTCAAGAGAACGAGTAGGTTTAATGTAGATTTTACCTCTCAATGTGTTTGCATCGATATCTTCTGGGTCACTAGAAACAGTAACTTTGAATTCGTACAAACCTCTTTCCTTTTTAATTGAATCCAAGATAGGGTTAACCAATCTTAAGAACTCTTGTCTTACTTGCTCGTCATTTTGTTCAAATAACAATCTTACCGCAACTGCTGAAATTAACTTTCTTGCTCTTAATAACAATCTTCTTACGTTGATTCTATCAAGTGCAGATTCTCTAACTTGAAGTGTTTTGTTACCCCAAATAATTGTACCTGTATCAGAGAAAGTTGCAATTGGGTTAATTCTATTCTTATATAATTCATCTCTTTCGTCTAAAGTTAATTTTTTGGTTGCTTTAATAGCATTTACCAAACCTCTTGAATAACCCGCAACTGCGAACCAAGGATAAGAAACATTGTCAGTTAATGCAATATTCTTCAATACCTCACCTGTTGGTGGAATATATAATTGAGTTGCGTTATCTGTATCTCTTACTTGAATCCAAGGCCAATACGTTGCAGAATAGTTAGAATCAATTGATACTGTATCTAATTCACCAACAACGTCAGCCGCTGCGGTTGTTCCCGTAATGTTAGGAGAGTTCATTATATATAATGAATCTGCTCTATCATTCTCAATCATATCAATTGCTTGATTAACTAAAGAACTGTGGTCACGGAAGTTAATACCTGGAGTGGCGAATACGTTAATATCAACCGCTTCAGGGTTAGCAAATGTGTTTATACCATCTAAGTAAGCATAATAGTCAGAGTTTCCTGTTTCAGCGTTAAATACCCCACTATACGCACCATTTGTTTTATTATTGGTATATGTTGTTTTACCATATATGTAACCATCAGTGTTTGTTCTTGATGTTCTATAGATATCCCAACCATCTGTACCTCCACATGTTGCAAATGTAAATTTACGATATGCAATATTTTCTAACAATCCCTTAGTTGTACCTTCTAAATCGTAAGGTGTACATTGATATGTTGTTCCTGTAATGTTAGTAGCGTTAGTAGATAAGTGGAAACCAAAAGTTTCAGTCGTACCACTTGTACCTTTATATTTAAATAAATCCTTATCAAACCCAACTTGAGATGATAATCCTAACATTACTTTCTTTACTTTATCACCTGACTCAATATTTTCAGTACCGTCCGCATTATATGTTACTACATCACCAGCTTCGTTATATTCAGTTTTATATATAACACTACCTAATGTTGTTCCACTAAAGTTTCTATTGTTAACAAATCCTTTAAATCCTGCCGGAAAAGCGTCCGATGGATGATTATCGGATAAAGATAACATTATATATTTTGAACGTAATTCGTACTCACCATCAGCTGTACCTATTTTTCTACCAACATAACCTGGCATATCAGGATTCATAGAACATCTTGAATATTTTTCAAGAACAACCATATTGTCATCGGTATCGTTAAAATCACGAACAACAACATCAAATTCACCTGAATCTAAATTAATGTTTTGGATTGTTATTTTAACTTGATAGTTAGAACCCTCACCATCTGAAATTGTTATTACTTCAAATAAATCTGAAACTTTTCCACCACGAACTTCTGAAACCACCATTGGTGATAATGATGTTGACCATTGTCCAATAAAGTTAGAACCTTCATTATTAAAAACTTTAGTTGTACTTAAACCTCTAATTAGTCCTCTTTCGTAAGCCGATTTAACTAAGTTAGGATAAGATTCGTAAACATAAAGAGGGAAATCTTCATATGATTTATCAAACACATCAGAACCTAACACTTTTTTCACATATTTTGTTGATGTTGTATCTAAAGTACAATTGAATGATTTTGCACCTCCGGTTGCTCCTGTAACATTAATCTGAAACTCACCCAATGGATTTAATTCAATATCTGTAACTTCAGCCAATGAAACTTGTGTGGTACCTGTAACTTCATAAGTTAATATTTCTGATGCATAACGACCTCTTGATCTTAATGTCAATACGGATACGTTATCATAATCGGTATTTACCTCAGCACCAAATGTGTATTTTACAACATCAAATCTAGTGTTTCCTGAACTCCAAACAAATTTATATGAATAAAGTTGATTTATTGTTGCGCCTGAATTAAAGAAAGTATTGTACCATTCTTTATTATTAGGTGTCTCACTGTATACTTTACCTGTTAAAGGTGAAACCACTTCTAATGTTGTACTAGGTAGTGTTACACCTGAAGGCATTAAACCAATTGTAAACCATTTACCATCATCTGTAGTTGTAAAACCACTAAAATTTGATACTATATAACTTGTTATTGATACTCCTTCTGTTGAAGTTTTACCTGATAACTCACCATATATTGTACTTCCGGTAATTGTTGCGGTTGTTGCAGACATAGTAGTACTTCCAGACGTACTGTAACTTGCATTCCAAGTTGCTCCCGTCGGTGAGATACCTCCCAATGTTTTTATTGCGAATGTTTTACCTGCATTATATCCAGTCAATCCAAGTACTCTTGTTACGAATAATTGATTTGACTCTTGTAAATAAGATTTAGCTACGTAAGGTAACTCATATTTTGGGTTATTAGATCCGTCTCCATATTTTTCTGGAGAGGTACTGCCAAAGTATGTTTTGAATTCGTCGAAGTCTCCTATTAAAATTGGTTCGAAAGCTGGACCCTTTAAGGTTTCACCTACTAATCCCAATGTTGTTACTCCGACACTTTGAGCCACGAATGTTAGATCCTTCTCAGATGTGTAGACACCTGGAGAAACGAATACTCTGTTTGAATTTGCCATCGATTGTTGTTTGGTTAATTATTTTTATTAGTTATTCTATAAATATCTTTGTTTTTACCAAAGATTTCCGTACTTTTCATTAAAAAGATAGTAAATTATCTTTTTATATCTAAAACTATCTTTCATTATGGAAAACAAACAGAAAAATGTAAAAATCAGTGAAAAACATCACGAGATGTTAAAAATCCATTGTGAAAAGAACGGATTAAAAATTTATAAAGTTTTAGAAAAATATATTGAGGAACTTTGTAAACCCAAAAAGAAGGACATGTATGGTGATGACTAATAAAGATACGTAACCCCTATTCTTGATCCCACCACAGGTGCTCCCCCTAACGTAATCCTTTGATTACTTGTAATATTAAACCCCGAACCTTCCTCTTGTAATAGACCATTTATATCTACGGTCACAATACTATTGATACTATTATTTAATGTAAGTTCCAATGTTGTACCATTATATGTAAAATATTCCGTTGCAACTTGTAATATGGTACCGTAGGTGTCAATAATTGTACTATTTCTACCTTTATAATATGTTATTGCAATTGAACTACCTTCAGGTGGTGGTTCAGAAAAAGTAATTTTTGATGTGTATGCAATATGAAAATAATCAGTATCTCTTTCTTGAACAAGACCATTTACAGATGTGTTGAATAATGTACCTATACTCTCACCAACACTAAATTGTGTTTGAATTCCATCCGCCGGAAAAGTAGCCACCGTAACATCAATTAATTTATTAATAAATTTTTTACTACCCTGTTTTTGGTCTATAAATTCATTTAATAGAAAAAATCTACTAATTGCTGGTTTAACCTCAAATTCTTCACTATCTATTAAAATACCCAACATTACAAATTTATAATTTTGAATATAGAATCTACGACCATCAACCGTATCGATAGGACTATTATCTTCAATACCCTCTAAAACTATTGGTATATAATGTCCTTTTACGGATGTATAAGCCTGTCTTGAAGAGAATTTTTGTAAAACAATTTTATTGAATTTGTTTAAATCTCTAAATTTATGACACACTATTGTAACCTCAAAAGTTATGTCCACCGCAACTGGTTGTGGCATTTTATAGATATCCGCACCAATTTGTGTCCCATTCCATGTTGGGACAGATGCATAATGGAATGTTCTTCTATCAGGTATTGTTCTTTGTGTTACAGGATTTGTACCTGGTTGAACGTCAGGTTTTCTAATAATTGCAATAAATGGAACTTTAACATTGCCATCATCATCAGAAAACTCCCAACTGTTTGCAAATTCACCCCATCTTTGTATAGTAAGTATTTTTGGTATGATTGGTATTTGTTCTCCATCGGATACAACAACAAAATTTGTTTTTATAAAATCTAACATTCCACCATCCAAATCATCATGAAGTATAGAATCGGGTAAATAGGAATCTGACTTGGTAATCCTATCTAATAATTCCTGTCTTCTCTCCATAACTCTTTCACCTTGGAACGATTCTTTCGCACCACCATAAACATCAATATTGTTTTTTCTTTTAGGTATTCCCATGTTATACTCCTCTAAATTCGTTTTGTTGTGTTGGTACGCAAACTATAGTTCTATAATGTGGTTTGAATCCAAACATTTTGTGTTTATTGTCTGAGGTTACTTTACCGTCATTTGAAACGGTGTAAAACCTTAATTTCTCCTCTGAATCGGGATAACCAATATAATCACCGTACTTAATATCCACATTCAATTCCTCCAAATGTGTTATGTAAACTGATAATGTTAAATTTCCGGGTTCATTATATCTAACCATACCACTTTTATATGTAACATTCTTTGGTTCTTCTATTTTAACCAATGCATTAATCTCGACAGGTGGAAGATACTTTATCTCGTCTGCCCCTGCTTCAGCATAGACCGCATCATTGTCTGTTTTACTCCTATCAACACGATAAAGGACTAATTTCATGTTTAAATCCCCATGAAGATATTCCCTACCCATTTGAATATTAATATCAAAGTCGTCTTGGGAGAAGAATTTAGACAATCTGGTAATTGGTAATTTATTGTTCATATCCTAATAAATAGTTTAATCTTACGTTCTAATTATTTATATTTTAATATGGAAACAAAGATTCCCGAAATTGAGGCTAGAAATATACTTTCAACATATGAAGGTTCTAATAATCAATTATTAGATTGGAAAAGAAAATTTAAAGATGTTAAGAATTTTAAATTAACAAGACCTCAATCTGAGTATGTACAGAAATACCATGAAGTAACACCAAAAATAGCCAGAAAACATATTAACATTGTTAGTACTTTTGGTGAAAAGATAATGGAGGAAAGGTTATTAACAACTCCTCCGACCAAAATTTGGTGTGAGAAATTATTATGTGAATCAGATAAGGCGTTTCATATATGGGGTAAAGTTTTAGAAGTTGATCAATTAAGTGCGATATGGTTACCAAAGGCGGCGGTTGTTCAAGAAGAAAAAAAATTAGATAGGGTAATTGATTATACCAAGTACAAATCAAGACCCCCAATGGACCATCAAAAAATTGCAATTGAAAAATTATTAGCAAATAATAAATTTATTTTAGCGGATGATATGGGTCTTGGTAAAACCACATCTGCAGTAATTGCTTCGTTAGAAAGTAAAGCAAGGAAGATACTTATAGTGTGTCCCGCATCTTTAAAAATAAATTGGGAAAGGGAAATAAAAAACTATTCAGATAGAAAAGTTTTAATTGTCGAAGGACGTAAATGGGGTTCCACTTTTGATTTCTACATTATTAACTATGATATTATTAAGAATTACCACACTACAGACAAGAGTGAGGATAGCGACGATTATAAACTTTTGGTTAATGCCAATTTTGACTTGGCAATCGTAGATGAGGCTCACTACATTTCAAATGCCACTGCAAACAGAACTCGTTTATTAAATGATGTTTTAGAAACAATCCCAAAGGTTTGGTTATTAACAGGTACACCGATGACATCAAGACCAATCAATTATTTCAACCTATTAAAAATTGTTGAATCACCATTGGCATTAAATTGGCAATCATATGTTCGTAGATATTGTAAAGGTTATCAATTCAATGTAGGTAATCGTAAAGTTTGGAATACAAGTGGTGCAAGTAATTTAGATGAACTTCGTGAACGAACAAAGAATTTGGTTCTTCGTAGAATGAAAACCGATATTCTTGATTTACCCGAAAAAATTGTTACACCTGTTTTTGTTGAGTTAACAAGTAAAATGTATGACGAGGAATTAGAGGAGTTTACACGAATTAGTACCGATAAGAAAAATGAGGAAACTATTAGTGTAACTCTTAATCGTTTAATGAAGATTCGACAACTTATTGCCTATGAAAAAATCCCATACACTTGTGAATTAATTGATAAATGTTTAGAACAAGGTAAGAAGGTAATTGTATTAACTAACTTTACTATGAGTCTTGATATGATTCACGAGAAATACAAGAAAAATTCTGTAACTCTTGATGGTCGTATGAATAAAGACAAACGACAAGAAAATGTTGATAGATTTCAAACTGACGATAAGATAAAAGTATTCATTGGTAATATTAAAGCGGCCGGTGTGGGTATCACATTAACTGCGGCAGAAGTTGTTATTATGAATGACTTATCATTTGTACCAGC